GACTATTAACCATATCTTCTTTTTCTTTTGATTCTTTCATTTTCATATACTCCATATGTCTTAACATTATTTGTTCCTTTCAAAGCTTAGTGATATTATATTACCATCAATTTTTTTTGTTATGTTAGCTTTGTTCTGTTTTCTTATTTCTTCATCCTCTTCATTTAAGAAATTTTCTAATTTCAATGTTAGATTAGGGTCTCGCTCCATGAGAGCTATAGTAGATGCAACTAATTGAGATAAGTGTAATAGACTTTCTCTACTCTCTTTGTCTAGGTCACTTTTTTCAGAGGCTATAATATTAACCTCTAACTCTCCAGTCCAATAACTTTTCTCACACACAGGGTTAAGTTCTATAAAACATGAATTTGGATTTCTTTTATCTAACATATATTATCTCCTTATCTTTGTACCTGAAAATTTAATAAAGTTCAAGTGTTTATTTTTACCTTTTTCTTTTAGCCAATCTTCAGGTATGATTCTGTCATAATACCTAAAACCATGCTTAATGCACCATTGCCCATAATTAGATTTAGCACCTTTACTAAGCTTACTTCTGCTATTTGTAAAGACAAATCTAATATCTAATTTAGGATGTTGCTTCTTTATGCAGAGATGTTTCTTTCTGTCTGCAGCTAAGAACCTTCCTTTAGTTTCTATTATTATACCATTGTTTAATATGAAGTCTGGAGTATAGGTACGGTAGGTTAAATCTTCCCATTCTATCTTCATTGACTCATACATAAATGTATGTTTCAACTTCTTTAGATATAAAGATATAGAGTGTTCTAATCCACTTCTGTACCCATACTTCAGTGCTTCTCTTCTTACTTTATGAGGAGACATTATCCACCAAGCTAATGTAAGAAACAATCTTAGGTGTTTGTGCTTTTGACATGACGGCAGGTTTATCAGTTAGATTCCAACAATCATATCTGTAGTCACAAAACTTACAGTTACTATTTAAAACAGTATTACCTGTTGCTTTACCTCTGAATGTTTCAATCTCAGGTTCAAAACATCTCTCAAACTTATTGGTATTTACAGTAGCTACAGTGTCTTCAATCTTTTTTATCTCATCATCTAGATTAAGTCCACTTGCAGGTACATATTTAAAGTGACCATTGGCTTTGTTTACAACCCACCAACCACCAACTTTCTTACCTGAAGCTTTTGCATAACCAGCAAGTTGCCCTACGTATCCAAACCCATCACCACTACTTAGTGTGTCATAGGATTCAAACTTATTTTTATAAGACCAATCAGATGCTGACTTAACATCATCAACTGCTCCATCAATAACTAAATCATAAGAACCTGACACCTCTGCATCTTTACACTTGAGTGTAACAGTATCAGACTCTTCATAATCTACTTTAGAAGCTTTTAATAAACCCTTGAAGACTGCCTCAACTATATCTCCTAACATCATGTTCATCATAAAGTTATTTGATTTAGGTAAAGCAGTCTCAGGTTTATTTTTCTCGTACCAAAGTTGGCAAGTGGGTCTACCAACATTAGACATACGTAAAGTAAAATCTTTTCTTTTGACCTTACCACCAAACTGACGTTGCAATGCATCTCTTACGTCATTAGCTACTTGATTTATAATCTCATCTGACATAACAGATTTACCATTTACTGCATCAGTCATGTATTGATGCAACTTCAGTTCAGCGATATGATTCATTAGTTATTACCCTCAATATCAATAAAAGACTCTACAGTTTCCATCTCTTCTTCTGAAATAGGGTTCTGCCTAGATTCTACTTTTTCTTCCCACTCCTTGCAGATGTAGTCATTGAAGTTCTTTATCCAATCAACAAAGTCTCCAAATAACTTTTGGTCTTCTGCTGTAACATCAAATGCTTCAGAGAAGTCAACTTGGGCGATAGGTGTATAAAAACTACTTCCGTTAGGTAGCTGGTTTGCCTTAGTACCATTAAGATGTATCATATGCTGTATAGGCAATCTAGATTTCTTAACATACTCATTAAACTGCTCACCTAAAGTTTTGAAAGCATCCTTATTATCTATCTCCCAAATAAAAGGTACATCACCTATTTCTATAGGTTGACCTTTCTCGTCAGTAGGCTCATCCAAAGTAACCACACCAAAGATAACACGCACACGTTTGATTTGTCTTATTAAGTCTTGCATGTCAGGTGCTAATGCTTTGAAGTCTTCTATGTAACCAGACGGTTTACCACAGTTGAACCTACCTGTATTGTCTTTCAAATCAGTATTAAGATTATCAGACATTATAGTTCTATGGAACATGCCCTTGGGTTCTCCAGCTTTTGCATTGAGATTGGCTATGTATCTTCTTAACATGAACCTTTGCATGAATGGGCGAATGCTTATATTCTTAGCATAGTAAAATGTAGAACCATTTTCTTCTACAACCTCTAATCTATATGCTCCACCCTCAATGACTTCAACATTAGCCATCTTACCATTTATCTCAGCTTGACCCATTATAGGTGTGTGCCATATTCTTAGTCTGTTTAAGTTGCCAGACTTCTTTGGCTTTGCAGAAACCTCTGTAGCTATTCCCATAGCTTTAGCTAAATCTGCATAGCTATCTGTATTGATATTAATTAAATCATTCATTTACTTTTTTCTCCTTTCAATAAGTGCCTAGTTATATCACGCAACATCTTTAGTGTCAAGCCAATTAGTACCTATTTTTGCCTCTAATAATAGTGGCACATTAAACTCTAATTTAAACTCTTTTTCTATTAAAGATATCATATTATCATTAGTTATTTTTATAACATCTAATACTTCTCTCTCTTCATTTGGGTGTACATCTACTACTATGGAATCATGCACACTGTTGACTACACAAGACTGATATGGTTCTAACTTCTTTTCTATATACATAAGTATCAAAGGCACTATATCAGCAGTAGCAAATGATTGTACAGGATAATTCTTTATCTGTGTGAAGTTAGTTATCTTGCCAGACATCAATCTATGCACATCCGGGAATGCAAATTGTCTCCCTGATGGTGTAGTTATCTTGCCTGTAGCTAGAGCTTCTTTAGCCAATCGGGTATGCCAAGCTTTGATTCCTTTGTACTTTTCTGTGAAGTGTTCATAGTATGAGGCTTCTGCTTTACTTCTCCCAAACCCAGTAGCACCATATAACGGTGCAAACGTATGTGCTTTAGCCTCTTGCCTACTCGTTGGCTGACCAGCATCAGTGATAACTTTAGACGTATATGCATGTACATCAAATCCAGTTGACACTTCCTTAATAGCGACTTTATCTTGTGATAAATATGCCGCAGCTCTAAACTCCAATTGTGCAAAATCTGCCTCCATTATCTTTCCATTATCCCAACGTGACACAAACACTTTTTTTACAGGGAATGTTCCCCCTCGTGGCATGTTCTGCATGTTAGGGTCTGCACCACTAAATCTACCTGTAGATGTTCTGTGTTGTAGAAGTCTTACGTGTAATTTACCATCAGGTTTTACGTAAGTTTTTATACCTTGCACAAAAGAAGATAGGTATGTGTCTAGTGCAGATAGTCTTTGTAAATCTGTCAAGAAACTTAGTGCCTCTGACATATTTAATTTTTTAGCAGTATCCTGCAAGACATCTAGATATTTTTTATTAACACTAAACCCATTTGCACTAACCCATTTAGCAGACGGTGCAGAAAACTTTAATCCTGCTATCTTTGGGCTATTACTAAAAGTGTAGCCACTACCATTACAAGCATTGCACTTGGGTTGCTTAACATAAGGCTTTCCATCTTTTCTTACCTTTCTCATAGTTCCTAATCCAAAACAATCTTTGCACTTTACAGCTACTGTTTTGTAGATAATGTGAGATTTTTCACTAACTAATTCTTTATATGCTGATGTCTTCATATATGAATCAAAGTTATGTGTCCAAGTTGTTTTGTCTTTAGGCTTTCTGCTATAAATGACCCAAGACATTTGCTCTGGACTATTTAGATTTATAGGTGTATCCCCCATCAATTGCTTTACTTGCAACCTTAGACGTTTTTCTATGTTTTGTTTTTCAGTCTCAAATTCTACCTTAACCTCATCTAACTTGTTTAGATCAACTGCAAATCCCTTTTGATATATCTTTGCTAATGTTAAGGCAACTCTATTAGTGAGTATAACTGTATCCATTAATTCAGCATACTCAACTGTATTTAATTTTTTGTATATTTCATCTGACAGTTGTTGTGTAGCATGTAAATCTGCTGACAAGTACTCTGAAAGCTCTTGTGGTGGTATGTCTGCTACAGAGTAACCTTTCTTGAAGTACTCTTTTAATGTATCTTGTTTCTTGGTAGCTAATTCATATCTCTCAGCACATGCCTCAAGTGACAATGCCTTTTTTACACCACGTTGTAATACATACTCTCCTAGCATAGTATCAAACACTGGACCTTCATATTTAAAACCACATTCCCATATCCACATTAGATCATGCACTATGTTATGTCCTATAAGTATAGTTGCTTGATCTAGAAGTTCTTGCACTCCATCAAAGTTGTCTCTGAATAAATACTCTTCTCCTTTATCAGTCAAACAACCAATCATAACTAACTCATTATCAGCTTCAAAAGGATCTAAGTGTAATTTACTGTCTCTAGTAGTTACTGTATTTTCTACGTCAAGTGTTAATTTCATCTAATTTCTCCTTATGTTTCTCTAGATATATAACTGCTCTTTTTACTTTTGTCAAGTCATCCTTAAA